GTTCTGCCCAACATTCGTGTACGGGCTGTCCCCCACGTAACGACGATCGAAGTACGCCTCCAACGTCGCTAAAGACAGGCTCACCGTGTCATCCAGAGTCCGCGGCCGGCGAGTGATGAACCCACCCCACACAGGCACGTTCGTGTCATCATCGACCGCGTTCAACACGGTCGCACCATGCATGGTGGCACGCATCCAGTTCTCCGGAGCGGACGGCAACGGCAACACCGCCGTTGACGTCTGATATGTGGCGATCTGTTCTTTCACCGAATCCACCTGCAAATCCGGCAAGTCCGCAATGATCGACCCATCCGTCAACTTCGTGGCAACCCAGTGGAACCCCATCAAAACCTCACTGCCAAGCCGGTGTCGCCGTGACGGTCAGTCTCGAGGCCGCGTCATACCCGACAGCAGTAAACGACCACGTATTCAGACCCGGCTCGAACCCAGACCAACCACGCGACGTGATATACCCAGCACGAGACGACTGCCCATTCGCCAACACCGTCTGCGCCTCCATGTCCACATCAATCCACTCACCAGCACCCAACACCAGCGACGACGAGAACACCAACGCCTGACCAGAACCAACATGCGTCACAACCGGACCCGTGCAAGGCCCATCGATCCGCAACCTCACCGGCCCCGTATCATTCCCCGGATTCAGCAACGACACCTGACCGGTAACCTGCACCGCATCAATCGTGAACGGAATCGTGAACGGAATCGTCAACCCACCCGACGACGACGGCAGAAACGTTGACGCCGACAAATCAGCACCAAACTTCCGCCAATCCGTCGATGCAACCTGGAACGAGTAATCAGCGACACGGTCGGTGATGTACTTCGTCAAGGTCTCATCCGACCGGGCTACCGTTACATGTCGGGAGATGCCTGGCTCGTCGACACGTAGTTGTGTCTCGTCCAACGAAACGGACGAGAGCAGGCGATCCAGCGCTGAAACCAGCAGTTCGGGTGTGGGCGCATAGATGCTGCCCGCCGCTGACAGATTCCTGCCTCCCGAATAGGGCACGCCGCGAACGCTGCCGCTGCGACGTGTGCGATCGATCATTGAGGCCCTAGGAGCAGGCGTGCCCCACCCTTCGAACTGCTGCAGCACCCACCGCACACCGTCAGCATCGGTAGCATTCAGCTGTAGATCACCGATCTGCACCGGGAGTCCGTCGCTCATTAGGCCCCCAACATGCTTATCCGTCGGAACACCGATAGGCCAGCAGCCTCAGGGTCATTCGCGTACACCTGAATCGGGGGGATCTTGCCGGAATCGAATGCGTTCCCACTTGCGGGCACAGAGACCGGCGCTCCTGCGGCGACATGGCTTTGAGGTGGAATCGCGAATGCGGTAGCGCGGGCAGACCCGAGCGCAACGCCACCATTCGCGAACGGTAGCGCTCCGATACGACGACCGGCTTCAGCCCATACGTCCAGAGCCCTTGAACGCTTCGCCCCCGACGCCAACGGAATGTACGCTTCACCACCGGTTTCCGGTTCAGCCCACACCCGCCACGCGCCGGCCGGCGCGATCTGCGCCACATGATGCTCACGCACCCCGCCCTTGGCGTAATAGTCGACCACGCCACCGTTCGCTTGCCGGAAACCGTAGTACCCGGCAGCAGAACCACCGACGGTGATCTCCTTGCTCGCCAACTGATTCAGGTAAGCGTTGAGCTCGTCCAGTGTCGCGAACGCCCCATACGCGTCAACAGTCACCTTCACCGGCTTGTTGCCAGGAATGGCGTTGACCGCATCCTGCACGGTCTTCGCGCCAGCAGCAGACTCACCGACCCCAGTTACAGCCGTCTCCGTGACACGCGACGGCGGGATGCCGAGAATCTTCGCCGTATAGTCGATCGCGGCCTGCTGCGACATCCCCATCTGTTCAGCCGATGCAACCAGCGACTGCGCCATTTCAGCCTGAGCCTGCTTCGTGTCATAGGTGCTCTGAGTCTGGTTCTTCACCGTCGTCACGTAGTCAGCGGCCTTCGCCCCGAGATCATCCAGGGCCTGCTTGTTGGCCTTGTACGCCGCCGATGACGTATCTGTGTCAACGCCGTTCTGCTTGACAGCATCATTGAACTTCGCCTGCGAGTCACTGGCGTCGTCCAGAGCCTTCTTCGAAGCGCTCGTAGTCTCCAACCACTGCTGCTTGATCTTGATCGATTCTTTGATGCTGTTGCTTTCAACACCTACAGCGTCCGCGGCTTTGTTGGCTGCGGCGAGAAGATCACCACCCGCTTCACCCGGCTTGGCGTTCTTGCCGTACTGTTTCGCCGCTGCATCCTGCGCTGCCTGCACAGCCGCCCGCGCCTTGGCATCACCGAGAGACGCGTCCACCAACGTCTTCGAGTCCAGCCCAACCTTCGCGCCGGCATCGAGCGCGCCAGCCTTCTGCAGATTGTTGAACGCTGATGCCTTTGTGTTGTCGGTGATGGCACCTGTGTTCTCGTCCAGCGACTGCGTGTAGTCATCGACCTTCTGCTTCGCCTGCGCCATGTTGTCGAAGAACTGGCCGATCAGCAGCGCCGCCGCGCCACCGACCGCGAGACCCCACGGGCCGGATAAGAATCCGGCCGTGTTCTGGAACGCGTTGATCAGACCGCCGAACTTCCCGCCAACACCGCCGAGTTTGCCGAGGAAGCCTTCCAGCTTCACACCAGCATCCAGCAGACCATACGCGAGAGGCTGCTGCACCTTCTGGAACGCAACAAACCCGCCCACCGCGAGCAGCAAAGGTGTGGGAACTCCGGCAAGGAGACTCACCAGAGGACCGAGCACGTGCGCGATACCGTCAATACCGGTAGCAATACCAGGCAACGAAGCCTGCAAGTCGCGGGCGAGGATACCTGCAATGTTCGCCGCCACAGGGATCAACGGTTTGAACGCAGCCAGCAGATCCTTCAACGCATCCCGCATCTCGGGCGAGGACAGCACGATGCCCGCGAACGCTGCCGCAACCGGGTTGATAGCAGGCAGGAAGCTACCCAAAACCGGGATCGACTTCAGCAACCCCAGATTCATGGCCGCGACAGCACCACCGATACCACCGATCGCGCCGCTGTACTGCGAGATCTTCTCGAACGTGGTGACCAGTGACCCAGGATCCCACCCGTTGATGACGCTCTTCGCCGCATCCAAGTGGTTCGTGATGGAGTCGAACGCCGGCTCCAGCAAGCCCGTCACCATGGACAGGATCGGGGTCAGCTTCGACTGCACCGACCGCATGATGTCCGCGACCTGGTTACCCCAGGTGATCGCCTGACCGCCACCGTGCGGGTCAACAAATGGTGCCGCCAACGCGGAACCGATGTCACGCGAAGCCGCCTTGATACGGTCCGTGGTACCCGACCACGTGGCCTTCACATTGGCCGACGCACCAGCGAACCTGTCCTCAAGACCACTGATCAGCGGGTCCCACACCTGATCGACGGGGATACCACCCGGCGACGAAGCCATATCCCGGATGTCCTGACCCGTTTTCCCCATCTTCTGACCGATGAGGGTGGCCGCGTCGATACCGTACTGACCCAACTGGTTCAGGGTTTCCCCGGTCAATTTCCCCTGACCGAGCATCTGCGCAAGCGCGTACGTGATCTGCGAGATCTGGTCGTTCGACCCGCCCACAGCGGCGACCGCGTCCTGGATTGCGGTGAGCGCCGGGATAACCTTCTGCGCCTGCAAGCCGAAACCGAGCAGCTGCTGCTGCGCGGTGATGAACACCGACTTCGCGAACGGTGAAGTCTTCGCGAACGCGTCCAGCTTGTCCATCTGATCGTTCGCGGCCTGCGTGCCACCAAGGATCGTGGTTAACGCGGCACGAGACTGCTGCTGCAACTGGTTGTACGCGACACCCGTGCGGAATAGGGAAGTCACATATGCTGTCGTCGCTGCAGCAGCAACCCCAGCAGCGATCGACGCACCCTTGAACGTGTCAGAGATCGCCTTGCCGGCCTTGTCCGCCAACGATGACGTGTTCGTGAACGCGCGACCAGACGAAGCAAGGTCAGCATCAAACTTGCTCTTGCCTGACAGTTGGATCGTTGCGACGAGGGTGCCAGCGTTGAACGTCACCGTCCACCCCCTAGGTTTCGATGAGCTTCTTCACGGACGAGGCGAGACGGGTGGGCTTATCTAGGAGCCCGAGAATGTGGGCACGTAACCACCACCAGGGCCGATCCCAGGACAGTTCGACATCGATACCGATATCGGTGAGGTCGAGCATCACAACCTGGTCCCAGGTGGTGAAGATGTGCTTCCACAGGACCGTGGTGTCTATGCGGGTTCCGGTTTCTCGTTGCTGTTGCTGATCGTTCCGAAGCTCCCGGAGGTACCAATCTGGGTACCGGTAGCGGGGGTAGCGTCCTGTGCGCGGGTCGGGTTCCCCGATTCCCCACTGAGCAATGTCAGCAACTGTGAGTACGTCTCCCCGTAACCGTTTCGCTCGCACAGGGTCTGTCGTGCTTTTGGGACGCCGTCCTGCAGCATCTCGTTCACGAGGTCGAGTCCGCCGCCCTGCACGTTCCAGAACGTGGCAGCGTTGATGACCTTCTCCGATTCCGCCCACCGGAGTTCTTCGATGGTTTCCCAGTTGCCGTCGCCGACAGCCATCTTCGACATGTTCTCCACGTCAACTTCGGGCTGATCGGACTGGGCGAACGCGACACCGAGCCAGAGGGCAAGGATCGCGGCACCAACTCTCGCCGGCACGGGGGGAACGGTGATGACGATCGCGTCATCACCGTCCCCCACCGTGACCTCGAGATTGCGGCCTTTTTCAACTGCGGTGATCATGAGTGCCCCTTCAGTGATCTACGCGCCGCGCGTGTACGGCAGACTGTCGGACGTGCCAGCCGGAGTGACGACCGCGACCGCAGCCGAACCCGCGGAACCGGCCGGCATCTCGGCAACGATCGTGGTGTCGTTGACGGGCACGAACGCAGTGGCGTTGGTCGCACCGAACTTCACCGACGTTGCACCGGACAGGGCAGAACCCTTGATCGTGACGAGCGTTCCCTCCGTCGCGCCGGACGGAAGCGCCGACGACAGCACCGGCTCCGGCGTGGTGACGCCAGGGTTCGTGATCTTCGTCCGGTCACCACGCCCAGTCATGCTGAACGAGAAGAACTCAGTCGAGTTATTGTCCGTGTTCGCACGCGACGCCTCCACCACGGCGGTGCCCTCATAGGCGAGCGACGGGGATGTGGCGTGGTAGTAGCGGTACCTGATGATGCCGTCCGAGTCCGGGTCCGTCGCGGCGAGGAGGATCAGAAGCTCCGGCTGGAACTCGCCAGTGAGGTCCTTCACACCCTTCACCTGCACCGACAGGGTGAAGTCCTCACCGGTCTTTGCCTGGGACGTCTTGCCCTTGTTGGCGTAGGTGGTGTCGTCCTTCATCTGGTTCGTCGGCTTCGGGTCGAGGCCGGTGATGTCGGGCACGTTCACCCAAGATGGGGCGGGATCGTTCGGCACGAACGAAGCGATGTCCCACAGCCACTCGAACGAGTTGCCGTTGTCACCCTGCGTCGGTGCGACGGTGTCGAAATCCGTCATAATGCTCTCCTTGAAATGCGGAAAACCCACCGCGCAGGGTGGGTTTTCGTTGATGATCGCCGGGTGACTCCCGGCCCCGTGTTACGGGTTCTGAACGCTGTAACGGTTCCCCGTCAGCGTGAAGTTCTGCGAGTACTCGAACCGGCCGTTATCGTCCGGGCCCAGAGGGGTGAACGATTCAAGACGGATACGGTCAACGTGGACCCCGTTGAGCGCCACATGGTTCTTGTCGTGCAGCGTGTCCCTGACCAGATCAGTGATCGCTTCACCGTCCAACGGGTTCGTGCCTGCACGGGTCAACACCTGCACTCTGACGTGGTTGATCGCGATGATGTCCGGCACATCCAAGTACCGGGTTATGCTGATGCCCTGCACCGCATCCGGCGGCATGGCCGAGAAGTAGATGCCACGTTCCGCTGACGTGTATGTTCCCGTCGGCCCGCGGTACACGCCAGCACCAGAAGCGTTCAGCACGTCCGCCAAACCGGTCAGCATGTTCACCGTGTACGTGTCCGGGGGCGTGTACGTCATCACAACCCCTTCTCGATCTCGCTGGCAACGATGTTCGAGATGTCCCGTGCATGCTGCACCAACGGTTGCTCGAGAAACTTCGCCTGGCCGTGCTTGTGGTGGTAGTTCAACTTCTCGTGCTGCCACACCGCGTAGTACTTCCGGTACTGCACCTGCGCTGCGAGCTCGGCCGGGTTCGTCTTGTGCGTCACCGCGGACTCTTCCAACGCTTCCGTGTCCTCAGGGGCGAGTTCCTGCGACTCGTGCAAGAGGTAGTCCGCTGCCCGGTTCAGACCATTGGATGCCAACTGTCCGAGCAGGTTCGATGCGACATCGCCGCGCCATTCACTGGGCATGGTTCACTCCAATCGGAGTTCAACGTTCCCGAGGTATGCGTTCTGGAACGTTGCCGCTGTGATCACCTTCGCAGTGCGCTCCTGCGGCATCCCAGCCCAAACCGTCACCAGAGAACCCGCAGGGACCCAGTTCTCCGGGTCCAGGAATACCCGCGTGGACGAGACCACTTCCTGCCCCTGCGAGTTCCTGACGATCTCGTTCACATCCTCAACGGACGCCCTCACCGTCACCGGATCTGCGTACAACTCGCCGACCGGGGTGGAAGCGGTGAACGCCTGCAACGTCACCTTGTGAGACATGAGCCTCGCCGGGATACGCATCATGACCTCCGAACTGGCACCGTCCCCGCCCAGGGGCACCGAAGCGGGGACGGTGGTCTAAGAACGGTCACCGACGTTGAGGCGGTACTTCTGCACCGCATCCGACCACCGTTGCGTGGTACCAACCGTGGCCTGCGTCCCGAAACCGATCGACTGCGACCCGAGCGACATTTGCGCAACGCCCGCCAGCACTTCATACTGCAGTTGCGCCTGCTCAAGCACAGCATCCGCGATATCGCCGGGAACTTCGTCGTATCCGTGCGTGTACGTGACCTGAATATTGCCCAGATCGTCCGGCCAGCACGAAGAACGTCGCAGGATTCCGTTCTTCGCCGACGTACGAAAATCTGTGACCGCCGTCCCATCGATCGTCACCGTTGGGGTGCCGACGACGGGCGCCGCCGGAAGGTTCAGGGATTGTGTCCCGTTCCCGTCCAGCAGCACCACATCGTCGGCAACGAGAGACACTGGATGCCGCACAGCCCCACGGAACCGGTCAGACGCCCTTCTCAGAGCGAGCAGCAGTTTCGGATCCGTTGCGGCGACGTCCAGCAGAGTTGCGAGGTCGTTCACGTCGGCGAGCATCGGAAGCGGCTCCGTCATCCTGATCCCCCTTCGGTTCAGGTACCAGCCCGAGGGCGATAGCGTCCTCGGGCCGATACCTGCGATTGCCGATCGTGATCATCAGCCAGCGGAAGCGATCGTGGCGACGGCGAGCTTGGCAGGCTCACGGATGAGCTGCAGAGCACGGTTCTCCGCACGAATGTACGTGAGGTTCTTCCGGGCGTCGTCCTCGTTCTGGTTGAACGCCTCCACGGTGATGCCGTCGAGGTCGAGCAGCTGAACCGTGGTGAAGTCACCCAGGACGGCGGTGCCGGCGGTGATCTTGTTCGACACGACGACGGGGCGTCCCCAGATCGTGTTCGGACCGGTGCCGAAGGGACCGTTGCCGTAGTAGCGGTGGTTGTCGTCCTGCAGCAGATCGAGCGCCTCGGAGTCGGCCGAGTTCAGCACCACCGCAGTGATGTCCGCCTCGCTCGTGTCTTCGAGCAGCGTGATCGCCTTCCGAATGGTGGTCACCATGTCGGTAGCGAACGCCTGCGTCAGAACGCCCGTGGTGTGCAGGATGCCCTTCGGCTGGTTCGTGCCGGTCCCGTTGAGGACGATGTCTTCCATCTTCTTCAGCAGGTTCCGACGCAGGACCGTGTCGATGAGGGATGCGATGATGCCGTCATCCGCGAGTTCCTGGTTCGTGACCTTCACACCGTCGGCGTACGTGTACGCGGCAGCCTGCGCCACAGCCGTGGTCAGAGTCGACAGCGGCTTCGTCGCTCCCTCAGCCACAATCGCCGCAGCCTCGGTCACAGCGGTTAGTTGGCGGTACTCGACGTACGCCGTGTTCGTGGTGCCTCGCGTGATGAGGTCCAGCAGACGCGGTGCCGGCGAGTACGTCAGGTCGAGGATTCCCGGCAGCCGCTGGTACTGCACCGCACCCGTGAGCGCGGACGACAGCGGGGACGGGTCTGCCTTCCGGATGAGCGCCTCAAACGATCCAAGACCGCCAGCCTTGATGCTGACCGGCTTCCCGTCGACG